AGTTACACGGGCACATGCAAACCAAGGAGAAATCTTTGTTAAGGTTCAAAATGGATTTGAACTAGAAGAGCTACATAATGTTTCAATTACTGCTCCTGCTACAGGCGAAGTTTTAATATATAACGCAACAACAGGCCTATGGACTAATACAAACACAATGGCTTCAAAGTCATATGTAGATACAGCAGTATCTGGACTAAGCAATACAGCATCTACAACATATATCCCTCTTTCTATTCTAGGAAATGCAGACGGAGTTGCAGAGCTTGATGAAAATGGCTTTGTTCCACAATCACAATTAGATATTGATGAAAGAGTCCAAGATGTAGCTGCAAAGCTAATTACAGATGGAACCCACTACAACATAACTGTCTCATATAATGATACTAATGCTACATTAAGTTTAAGCGCAAACTATGACGATGAAGAGGTTATGGATGCAATTGCCACATCATTAACGGCGGGCAATGGAATAACGAAGACTTATGATGATGTTGCTAATACAATAACTCTAGCAGTAAATACATCTGTAATTGCTGATCAGGCATATGTAAATCAAAAGATTGCTGACTTAGTTGCTTCTGCTCCAGCAGTGTTGGATACATTAAAAGAAATTGCAGATGCTTTAGGAAATGATGCTAGTTTTGCAACAACAATAACAACCGCCCTTGCCACTAAGTTAGATATAACTACTGCTGCAAGCACGTATTTAGCACTTGCTGATACAGATGAAAGAATTCAAGATGTCGTTGGTGGCATGGTTTCTGGTAACACAGAATCAACTGGACTTGCTGTAACATATGATGATCCAACAGGTAAATTAAACTTTGAAATAACTACTGCAAACCTTCCAGGATTTACTGAAGCGGCACAAGACTCAGTAGCTAGCTTATTTACACACGCAGGACACTCAAATGTAACAGCAACATATGACGATGTTGCCAATCGAATTAACCTAGCAGTAACTGCTCAATTGACACAAGAGCAAGCTCAAGACTATATTGCTCCATTGTTTACACACGGATTAAATCCTAATATTACAGCAACATATGATGACACAACAAATAATTTAATTTTAGAAACAATTATTCCTCCTTCAAAAGCAATTATGTCTGCATCTGCTCCAGCATCTCCAGCAGATGGAGCGTTTTGGTTTGATACAGATGAGTTTAGAAGCGGCACAACACGAGCATTAAAGGTATGGCAAGCATCAACATCATCTTGGCAATATGTCTCTTCAGATCTTTCTTTGTCTACAACAAATACATGGACATCTAAGAATACTTATACTAATGGTGTAATTATTGGATTAGACTCTCCGCCTGAGTCTCCAGTACACGGACAAATTTATTACAATAAGCCTCTAGACAAGCTAAAGGTTTGGGATGGACTTCTTTGGCAAGATATACAAGGCTCTGGCGGAGGGGGCGGCGGATTAACTCTAATTCCAACAGACGTAACTGCACCACCAAGCACATTCTTTGTTGGCTTGGTTGCACCACCAACGGGAGCAACAGCAAACGGAGATCTTTGGATTGATGTTGATGATATCGATACGCCGTTCAATCAGTTCTTTACTGGCGGTGTTGCACCAGATCCAGCTCAGTACGAATTTTGGGTTGATAATGTTGAACCAATTCAAGAATTAATCTATAGTGCAGATGAGCCAGGTACACCTTCTTACGAAGGAGAGCTATGGATTGACACAGATGAATTTGATGGGGCAATTGTAGAATTTGGAGCTACTCCCCCTAATCCAGACAATGTTCAATTATGGGTAGATATAAATGAAAATGAATCTCCAAGTTACTATAAAGATTTAACATTTACTAATTATGCAACAGTTGCAGATTTTCCACCCAATGCCCCAAATGGCTATGTTGCTTCAGACGCATCAAGTGGACTAGCGTATGTAAGAAGTCAAGGGCAGTGGCTAGCAATAGTAACCGCATCTAACATAAATAATATTATTTCTTCAAATTCAACAGTATTTGAAGATTTAAAAGCTCTAGCCTGGATGGGATTTGAATAAGCATTCTGGTATACTTTAGGATAGGAGGGTCATAAAATGTCATTAAAAAGATGGAATGGTAGCTCATGGGTTACCGTCGCTGGTTCAAGACCAGGACCCCAAGGTGCAACAGGACCTACAGGTTCTGCCGCAACTATTTCTGTAGGAACAGTCACAACTGTTTCAGCAGGAACTGCAGCATCAATTACAAATGGTGGAACAGCATCAGCAGCAATATTTAATTTTCAAATTCCAGCAGGACCAACTGGTGCAGCAGGTGCAGCGGGATCACAAGGTGTGGCGGGACAAAGAGGTTCTTATACATTTACAGGAATCAATAACCCAACATCACAAAATCCAGCAAGCAAGCTAGGACTAGACACATATTTAAACACGACAACTGGAGACTACTTCCAATATAATTCTACAAATACTACATGGGTACTTCAAGGAAACTTAAAGGGACCTGTAGGAACAGCTGGTGTACAAGGTATTACTGGCCCAACTGGAGCAACTGGTCCAGCTGGAGAAACAGCAGTACAAAATGTAATAACTGAACTTAATAGCTGGAAGGCAGACCAGATATTAAATCTTGGTGTATACTATCCAAAGTACGAGTTCTTAACAAATGTATCACAAAACAATGCAACACTTTTAGCAACAAGCATGATATTCTAGGAGACAAAAACTATGGCAAGAAAAATTTTAAACCTAACACAAATTGAGTTTGCACCACTAACAGGAACTCTAAAGCTTCCTCAGCTAATTCGTAGAGAAAAGCTTTTGTTAATTACTAACGTAACAGCAAACAAGATTGTTTATAATTTTGCAGACCCAGCACTCGGTCTCTACAGCCACACCCTAGATAATACTACAGATGCCGCACATGGATCTACAACACTTGTTTTAAAGTACAATACAGCAGACATGCTTCCAACAGACAGTTTCCAAATTGTTTACGATGAGAATAATGAAAGATTTGAACCAGCAGATTATATGGTTGATGCTGTAGGTAAACTTCGCACAGCAAACCCTAAATCTCTTATTGATACAGACTTTGAATACGGTATTCAGAACTCCAAGTGGGAAACACTTACAATGATTCAGAACTACCCAGGATTCTACGGAAGGTCGTCTGGAGGAAATGCATTAGATTTATTATCAGTAACAGGCGATAACGTAGCACCATTTTCAACAATTACAGTAACATGCAACTCGCCACACGGACTTTCTGCAGGAGATGTAATTTCTGTTCAAGAAACAACAACAGACTCAGCAGATGGAACATTTTTATGTACCCCAACAGGATCAACTACATTTACTTACACAGCAAAAGGAAGAGTAAATGGAAACATTATAGATGGAACATTAACATCTATTTATGGCGGAGGTATTTTTGATAACGCTCACATTATGGGTGGAGTTGTTGGAAACCTAGGAGCATTTGCTGCAGTATCAGACCAAGCAACTCCATCAAGAATTACAATTGTTTCACCAAAGCCACACGGACTTCTTCCAGGCACACCAATTCTTATTACACAAAAAGAAGGAAGCAACTTTTACGGAAGCTTCTTTATTGACACAGTAGATACACCAAACTCAATGTCATTTATGGCAGCAGGACAAATTAACAACCCAATTAATACAAATGATCAGGGTGTTTATGCAAAGCCTGAAGGTTATGTAAACCACAGACCACATGACGGTGGAGTTATTCTTTCTACAGGTAATAACGTCTGTGGAACACAAACAATGCGTCAAACACGTAGATACTTTAGATATCAGTCAGGTAAGTCAATTCAGTTCTCTACTGGAACAAAGTTTACCCCAACATTTCAGGCAGAATATATTGCTTCAACAGGTCTTGTTCCAGGATCTCAACAAATTACAGTAACAACAAATGCTTCTCACAATTTACAACCAGGAGCATATGTAAAGATTGACGGAGTTGAAGTTTCAGGTACATATAATCCGTTTAATGGAATTCACCTTGTGACATCAATTATTGATGCTACAACATTTAAGTACATAGTGGTATTTACAAATACACTATCAGCAATTGATCAAATTCCAGGCGGAGTAAATGTATTTGTTACAGCATATCAATGGAAGGGTGCATCAACAAGAGCTGGTTTATATTCTGAGCAAGATGGATTTTTCTTTGAGTATGACGGATCAGGAATCTTTGCATGTCGCCAATGGGCAACTAATACATTAAGAGGAAATATTGCGGTAACAAGATTTAATTCAACCGTAACAGGAACAGATACAATTTTTAGGAAACAACTTGTTTCAGGAGACAAGATTGTAATTCGTGGTCAAACCTACAGAGTTCTTCAAATTGCATCAGATACATCTATGACAATTGCTCCAGCGTATCGTGGTGCATCTCAATCAAGCGTTAAGGTTCGTAAGGTACAGATTATTAAGGTGCCTCAATCAGAGTGGAACTTAGATAAGTTTGACGGAACTGGCCCTTCAGGACACAAGTTTGATCCATCAAAGATGCAGATGACATACATTGATTATTCATGGTATGGAGCTGGAACAATTAGATATGGATTTAGAGGTCAAGGCGGTAAGATTACATGGTGTCATGAAATTTCAAATAACAACAATAATTTTGCAGCATATCAAAGATCAGGTAACTTGCCTGCAAGATATGAAGCTATTAATGAGCCAACAAAGTTTTCAAAGTTGGTAGCAGGTGGCACCGCAGTAAGAGGATCAAACCTTCTTCCACAAGATACAGTAATGTATGTTGATAACGTAGACTACTGGCCATCAGACGGTTATATTAGAATCCAAGATGAAAGCTATGTAGAGATTGCAAAGTACACATCTATTGGAGCATATAGCCAAACAGCAAAGGGTTATGCTATGAATATTATTCGTAGACAACCTTATGTAACATATTATTCAGGTGCAGCCTATAGCTTAAATGGCACATATCAAGCTGCAACATTTAGACCAGACGCAACAATTCCTGGAGGCTCAGGATCTGCTCAGGTATCAGTTCAAGTTATTTCTCAAGAGTGTGCTCCTGTTATGAGCCACTGGGGATCTTCAGTAATTATGGACGGAGGCTTCGATGATGACGCTTCCTTCATCTTTACAGCTGGTATGCAGCGTTACTTGCAGGTCGGTGGTTCTGGATCTGTTTCAGCAACAATTGTTTCAAGAGTAAGAACATCTGGAGTTGCAACAATTACAACATCAGCACCTCACTCATTGCTTCCAGGATTTAATGCAACAATTTCGGGTGTAAACGATGTATCTACAATTACATATAAGAGATTGACTGCAAACGTAGCAGAACTTACAACTTCTGTTGCACATAGACATAGAAATGGACAAACTGTAGTTGTTACTGGAGTAGACAGCGTGTTTAATGGAACATGGACAATTACTGGTACAACTAGTACAACAATTTTGTTTAGTCGTGCATCGGTCAATATTCCATTCCAAGCAGTAGGTGCAGGTGCTACAGCAACTACATCAAGCTTCTATAACGGAACATTCCAAGTAAGCAATACAACTTCAAATACAATTTCATATGCACTTGCCCAAGTAGATGAAGCATCTTCAGCAGTTAGCCCTAATGGTGCTGTAGTGCAAACCTTTGGCGCTACCCAACAGGCACGTCCATTAATTTCCCTTAGAGTAGCACCTTCTGTTGATAACGGTACAGGACGTAACTTTGGTCTGCGTGAACTTTCAAATAACATGCAGCTAAAACTATACAGTATTAACTTGCTAGCACAGGGACAATTCCTTGTAGAAGGAATTTTGAATGCACAGTCTCTCAACGGAGTTAATATTCCAACTGCTTGGTCAGATTCAAGAGTAGGATCTGGATCACTTGCTCAAATTATCTATCATGATGGAACAGGAACAACTGGATCACCAGTTCTTTCTCCTACAAACACCGTTTCTGGTGGAGACCGTATCTTCGCTTTCTACACAGATAATGGTGGAGGTACAAACTACTCTGTAACACGTATTGACCTTTCAAAAGCAAGAGATCTAGGTAACTCTATTCTAAATGGAGACGGCAGCACAGCCGCACCAGGTTTCCCTAATGCCCCAGATATTCTTACAATTGTTGCTACGAATCTCGGTTCAGCACCAGCAAATATATCAGCAGTACTTGCATGGACGGAAGCGCAGGCCTAAAAAATGCCAGACTACTCATCCTTAAGTACTCAGATAACTCAGTTTAAAACAGCAGCTTCTGCTTTAATGACAAGTGATTCACTTGATGCGAATGAACTTCAATTAGTTGGAGCGGCATTAAATGCAATAGCTAATACTTTAGGCGTTGCAGATATCAATAACTCTGTTGTTGACGGAATTGCAACAATTAATACAGCTAAAGATGCAGCAATTACAGCATTTGCTGCTTCAACAAATGGTACAAGATTAACAGAAGCAGAATCAGATATATCTGTGCTTGAAGGAAAAGTTACAAACATTGAAGGCTTTGTTTCTACTAACGGTGCTCAATATACAACACTTCAATCAACAGTTTCTGCTCTTCAGACTTCATTATCAACAGTACCTTCCTCATGGAAGATAATTACATCTAACTATACAGCTTTAAATAATGAAAGAATATTTGTTAATGCTGGTGGAATTACAATTACACTTCCATTAAACCCAACACTAGGCTATCAAGTTCAATTAATTGATATGACTGGAGCGGCAGCAACAACAAATTGGACAGTTGGAAGAAACTCTCAACGGATCCAAGGACTTGCAGAAAATCTTGTAGTTAATATTAACGGAGCTAGAATGACATTAGTTTATTCAGATGCCGTGAGAGGATGGACACTAACCTAATGCCAAATTTTTCAGACGTATGGCTCCCAACACTTGGAGTAACAGCAGCATCTCTTAATCTTACACCAGCTTCGTTAGGTATTAAAACTGGTATTGATAATACCATGAGAGAAGTCACAGACGGAACTAGATATCCTTATCACATTCCGACAATTACTTCCACAACAAATAGAGCGCAAGGCTGGGCATACACCTGGTCATCTGGCGAAGCATGGACAACATACACAAACTATTTAACAAATAGCACACAGGCGGATTGTGAAAGAGCATTCTGGATGTCTCTCGGAACAAACAGCAGACAAAATACATTAAGCTATAGTTCAAACCAAGAAAACGGTGTAATTGAATATGCTAAAAACTCTGTAGTGGGAGGGGAAATAACTTATTCTCAATGGAATAACGGGTCTAACTATAACCCAATGAGATTCAGAACAATATTCTTAAGAAATTTTCACCCAACTCTTAATAAAACAATTACAATGTGGGGGCATTACTCAAATTATTGGTCATCAGGATATGAAGGATCAGGAGTAGCAATTGGAACACCATCTTATTCAAGCGGAAAACTTTATTCTACAGCAAACGGAATGTCATGGACTGTTCCAGTAAATAGAACAGGCGGAAACTCTTACTACACATGGTCATGGAACGTAACTATTCCAGCGTCATCATCTGTTGCTGTTACTCAAGCAAATAGTATGTACTACTGGCGTTCAAATAACGTTTACGACATTAATAAGTTTTATTCTTTAGAGCAAACGTTTGGAGACTACTGGATTCAACCAGACCTTAGATTAACTGAAGCAGCAGCAACTTATAATGATTTTAATAATGAATTCAACGTCATAAATTCATGGCGTATTTGGAACAGAGCAGCTTTATTGGGAGACAGATAATGTCATATTTTATTAAATTTTCAGAAGAAGGTTTTCAAGAAGAGTTTGTAAACTCAGAAGAATCCCCAGGCCTTGGATGGCACGAAGTTGATGAAATTGAAGGACTACTTTATCAATTAAAAAATAATATTCCAACTCCTATGACAGAGCAGGAATTGTCTGATTACAGAGATGGGCTAACCCTTCAAAGTACATTAAGATATGTTCGAGACGAAAGAGATCAAAGATTGATCAAGTCTGATTGGACACAGCTTTTAAATTCAAACTTGTCAGATGAAAAAAAGAATGAGTGGGAAACTTACAGGCAAGCACTCAGAGATATGCCAGACACAGTAACTGGGCCAGAAGTAGTGTGGCCAGAGGAGCCTACCTTATAATGTTATTATGCTATACTATACAAAGAGGTGATCAATAATGCCAGATTATGCAAGCTTAACAGCACAAGTCGATCTTTTTAAGACTAAGGTCGCAGCCCTTAGTGGATCTTCCCTGGGCGCACAAGAATTGGTTTATTTAGCAAAAGCTATTGAGTCAATGGGAAATCTTTTGGGAGTCAACGATGTTTTGGCAGCTACAAATACAAAACTTAATGACATCTCAACTGCAGTAACTGGTGCTGTAACAACAGTTGCCTCTGCAGGAAGCACACAAGTAGCAGCAGTAGCTGCAGCAGGAGCGACACAGGTAGCAGCTGTTGCAAATGAATTAAACAACTTTACAATTTATCAGAATATGGGAGTAATATAAAATGCCAACAACAGTTAGCTTACCAGCACGTTTTTATGCAGGAACACTTACAACTTCAGAAGTAGGAGTTTGGACTGTTCCAGCGGCAGAGACAGATGTAGTAACATCAATCACAGTACAAAATATTACGTTAGCAGCACAAACATTTAACGTAAAAATGGCAGGAACATTTTTGGCTTATCAGCTAAGTCTTCCACCACAAACATTTATGACATTAGACATTAAGCAAGTTCTTAACACAGCAGAAAGTATTCTTGTAACAGCATCAAATAACAATGCAATTACAATGTTTATATCTGGCGTAAAAATAACATCATCATAATTTAAGGGAGTAATAACATGTCAGAAGTTTCTAGCACCTCGCAGTCTACTTATTTACCAGGACTCACAACAACAATTAATGCTGCAGTAACACAAGGCTTACAAACAGGTATTACTGCTCAAGCAATTGCTGCAGGTGGAGTGAGCTCAATGTTCATGCCCCTTC